ACCAGCTTTCGACACATGGCTTAGGATGCAGTTTAGGCGCGATGATCCAGTTGGCGATCTCGCATCAGATGTCATGGCGGACCCTAGGCTTAAGCGCAAACGATTTGGATACGCATCACTGCTGGATCACTTGATGGGCAGCAGAGCCTGCCTTGATGCGATTGTTACCTTAAGAGACGCGCACGATGAGTTTAAGCAGATGACGAAGGGATCAAAACCATGAGAACCAAGCCAGGAAGCTTTGACCGCGCAAAGATAGCAGAGCGCGTCATCCACGGAATGCAGCGCGAGGGCCTGAGCTGCTTCAAGGCTTGCCAGCAGGCCGGCATTGCGCACAGCACGTTTATGGGATGGGTTGCGGAAGACGCCGCGCTGGCCGACACATACGCGCGCGCGAGAGAAGACTTGATCGAGAAAATCGCGGCCGACCTGATGGATATATCCGACCAAGACCCGGAAATTGTCGATGGCAAAAAGGACTGGGCCGCGATTCAGAAACACAAACTGCAGGTAGATACTCGCAAGTGGCTGTTATCGAAACTCGCCCCGAAGAAATACGGCGACATGATTAAGCTGGCCGGCCACGACGGCGGCGCGGTGAAAATCATTGCGCAGAATGACGACGAAAAACTCTGAGCGCTTCTGATGGCATTCCAGCTAACCGCCCGCCAGCAGGAAGCCCAGCGCATCCTGAGCGGCGACGCCACGCACTTGATGCTGTTCGGAGGCTCGCGCTCGGGCAAGACGTTCCTGCTGACCCGCAACGTGGTGATGCGGGCGCTGAAGGCCCCGAACTCGAGGCACGCGATCTTCCGGTTCCGCTACAACCACCTGAAAGCCAGCGTCGTGCTGGACACGTTCCCCAAGGTGATGCGCGCAGCGTTCCCGGGCGTGGCGTGGGACATGCACCAGCAGGACGGCTACGTCAGTCTGCCAGGCGGCTCGCAGATCTGGTTCGCTGGACTGGACGACAAGGACCGCACCGAGAAGATTCTCGGGCAGGAGTTCGCCACGCTGTACTTCAACGAGTGCAGCCAGATCCCGCTCTCGAGCATCGACACGGCCCTGACACGCCTGGCGCAGAAGGCCACGCAGGTCATCGAAGGCCGCGAGCCTGTCACGCTCAGGCTGCGGGCCTACTACGACTGCAACCCGCCGAGCAAGACGCACTGGACGTACCGCAGGTTCGTGGAGAAGCGCGACCCAGACACCCGTCTCGGCCTGCCGCGTCCGGAGGATTACGCCGCGTTCTCGATCAACCCAGGCGACAACGCTGCGAACCTGTCGCCCGAGTACCTGCGCATGCTCGAGTCCCTGCCGGCCAGGATGCGGGCGCGATTCCTCGAGGGCCGCTTCGCAGACGCAAACCCGAACGCCCTATTCCCCGAGGAACACATCGACCGATGGCGCGTGCTGGACGGCGTTGTGCCGCAGCTGGTGCGCGTTGTGGTCGCGGTGGACCCGAGCGGCGCGGACGACGAGGCGAGTGCGGACAACGACGCCATTGGCATCGTGGTGGTCGGCCTAGCCACGGATGGCGCGTGCTACCTGCTGGAAGACCTGACGGTCAAGGCTGGCCCTGCGACCTGGGGACGCGTGGCGGCCGAGGCGTTCGACCGGCACAAGGCCGACTGCGTGGTGGCCGAGACGAACTACGGCGGGGCGATGGTGCGCCAGGTGATTGAGACTGCCCGCCCGCGCACGCCGTTCAGGCCTGTGACCGCCAGCCGGGGCAAGGTAGTGCGAGCCGAACCGTTCTCGTCGCTGTACGAGCAGGGCAAGGTACGCCATGTCGGGATGTTCCCGGAGCTCGAGGACGAACTCAGCGGGTTCGCCACGACGGGCTACACCGGCTCGCGCAGCCCGAACCGGGCCGACGCGCTGATCTGGGGCCTGGCGGCGCTGTTCCCGGCTGTTACGGGGGCGACGACGAAGAAACCTGACCTCGCGGGCCTCGTCCTGCCCACCGCCCACCATTGGGGCTGACCGCGCGATAGACACCGAACGCCTCGCGTAGCATAATCCCGCCAGCCGCGCAATACCCGGAGACCCCGAGATGGCCAGAGAATCGAACGAGCAGAGGCTGTCACGCATCCATCAGGAGGCGATGGCAGAGTTCGACGCCATCCAGAGCGCGCTGCGTGACGAGCGGCTGCAGTGCCTGCAGGATCGCCGGTTCTACTCCATCGCCGGGGCGCAGTGGGAAGGACCGCTGGGCGCGCAGTTCGAGAACAAGCCGAAACTCGAGGTGAACAAGATCGCGCTGGCCGTGCAGCGCATCTTCAGCGAGTACCGCGCCAACCGCGTCACCGTGGACTTCGTGTCCAAGGAGGGCAAGGAGTACGACAGCCTGGCCGAAACCTGCGACGACCTGTACCGGGCCGACGAGCAGGACAGCGGGGCCGAGGAAGCCTATGACAACGCCTTCGAGGAGGCTGTCGGCGGCGGTTTCGGTGCGTTCCGGCTGCGAACGGCCTACGAAAACGAGGAGGACGACGAGGACGAGCGCCAGCGCATCCGCATCGAGCCGATCTTCGACGCGGACAGCAGCGTGTTCTTCGACCTCCAGGCCAAGCGCCAGGATAAGGCCGACGCGAAGCGGTGCTTCGTGCTCACGAGCATGACCCGCGAGGCGTATCGGGCCGAGTACGGCGACGACCCGGCATCGTGGCCGAAGGAAATCCATCAGTACGAATTCGACTGGCTCACGCCTGACGTCGTGTACGTTGCCGAGTATTTCCGCGTCGAGATGGTCTCCGAAACCGTGCGCATATTCCGCAGCCTGGACGGCGAGGAGGAGCGCTACCGGGACAGCGAGCTGGACGAGGAGATGCTGGCGCAGCTCGAGGCAGTCGGTTCTGTCGAGGTTCGACAGAAGCGCATGAAGCGTCAGCGGGTGCGAAAGTATGTCCTGAGCGGCGCGAAGGTGCTCGAGGACTCCGGTTTCATCGCCGGCAAGCACATCCCGATCATCCCGGTCTACGGCCGCCGCTGGTTCATCGACAACGTGGAGCGCTGCGCGGGGCATGTCAGGCTGGCCAAGGACGCCCAGCGCCTGGCGAACATGCAGCGGTCAAAGCTGGCCGAGATCGCCGCGCTCTCGAGCGTCGAGAAGCCCATCCTGACCCCCGAGCAGGTCGCCGGTCATCAGGTGATGTGGCAGGACGACAACCTGCGAAATTACCCGTACCTGCTCATCAACCCGATCACAGGCCCGGACGGCAGCGCACAGGCTGCTGGACCGCTGGCCTACACGAAGTCCCCTCAGATCCCGCCTGCGATGGCTGCGCTACTGCAGATCACCGAGCAGGACATGAAAGACGTCCTCGGGAATCAGGAGCAGGGCGACAAGATCGTCGCCAACGTCAGCGGCAAGGCCGTCGAGATGGTCCAGCAGCGGCTGGACATGCAGACGTTCATCTACATGTCGAACTACGCCAAATCCGTGCGCCGCGCTGGCGAGGTCTGGCTCGGCATGGCCCGCGAGGTGTACGCAGAGCCTGGCCGGAAGATGAAGGGCATCGGCTCGCAGGGCCAGATGTCGAGCATCGAACTGATGCGGCCGATGGTGAACGACGAGGGCGAGCTCGAGCACGAGAACGATCTCTCAGAGGCCGAGTTCGATGTCGCCGTTGAGGTCGGCCCGTCCTCGAGCAGCAAGCGTGCCGCGACGGTGCGCGCCCTCACGCAGATGATGGCCGTGACGCAAGACCCCGAGGCGCAGAAGGTGCTGCAGGCAGCGGCGCTGATGAATATGGAAGGCGAGGGCCTGAGCGAAATCAGCGAGTTCTTCCGCGCGCAGCTGGTGCAGATGGGCGTGGTGAAGCCGACCGAGGAGGAGGCCGCACAGATGGCCCAGGCTGGTTCTCAGCCCGACCCGAACGCGGTGTTTCTGCAGGCTGCGGCAGAGGAAGCGCTCGCCAAGGCCGCGCAGGCCCGTGCAGGCGTGGTCAAGACCATCGCAGACTCCGAACTCACGCAGGCCAAGACCGTCGAGACGCTGGCCAAGGTGGGCGAGGCAGGCGGAACGCAGCAGGCCGTCGCTGGCACGGTTCAGTCCGGTGTGCAGCAGGCCACGCCTCAGATCGACGAGAGGACGGCGCTTGAGATTGAGGCGATGCAGCTTGAGAACCAACTGCGCCGCAACCGCGTCGAGGCCACCGACGGCCAGATCGAGCAGCTCCGAGCCGAGCGCCAGGCCAACGACAGCATGGTGCAGGCCTCGCAGGCCATGCAGCAGGCTGTTGCGGGCCTCGGACAGAGCGTGGCCGTGATCGGTGATGCCGTGGGCCGCATGAGCGATGCCGTGGGACAATTCGCGGCAACGAGCAGCCGCAACACCGACAAGGCCATCGAGGCGATCAGCCGCCCCAAGCGAGTGGTACGCGAGCGCGGACGCATCTCCCGCATCGAGACGGAGTAAGCGATGGCCGACAACGTAGGCTACACCCCAGGTTCAGGCGCGACAGTCGCGGCCGACGAGATCGCCGGGGTTCTGCACCAGCGCGTGAAGCTGGGCATCGGTGACGATGGTGTCGCCGTCGATGTGTCGGCCACGAA